GTCTGATACTGCGCGAGCCATTTGAGCGCGGTCTTCGGTCCGCACTTGTCCACGCCCGGCACGTTGTCGACGGTATCGCCGATCAACGTCAGATAGTCGACGATACGCTCGGGGGGCACGCCGAACTTCGCGATCACGCCGTCGCGATCGAGCCGCTCGTTGGTCATCGTATTGATTAGCGTGACGCGCTCGTTCACCAGTTGCGCGAGGTCCTTGTCGCCCGTGGACACCACCACGTTCATGCCGGCCTGTGCGGCGCGCACCGCCAGCGTGCCGATCACGTCGTCGGCCTCCACGCGCTCGATCATCAACAGCGGCCAGCCGAGCGCGCGCACCGCGACGTGGATCGGCTCGATCTGTCGGGCCAAGTCCTCGGGCATCGGCGGACGATGCGCCTTGTAGTCCGCATACCAGTCATCGCGAAACGTCTTGCCCTTGGCATCGAACACGCACGCGCTATACTCTGCGGGGATGTCGCGACGCAATCGCCTCATCATGTTGATGAGACCGTACAGCGCACCGGTCGGGCCACCGTCCGGCCCGCGCAAATCCGGCATCGCATGGTAGGCCCGGTATAAATAGCTCGAACCATCGACCAATAGCAGGGTCTTGCCTTCGAGGTTTCGATTTTCAAGCATTATGACCAAGAGAAAAGTGATTCCGAGTCTGCGTTCACTCGCAGATCAAGAGCGCGCGACAGCCAAGAAGGCCCGCGCATCGTGGCAGATGTTCACGATTATGGCAGAGTTTATCGAGGCGACCGAGTACCTGTCGGAAATCCGCCCGGCCGTCAGCCTCTACGGCTCTGCCCGGCTCAAGCCGAACTCGCCGTACTACAAGCTCGCCACGCAGATTGCCCGCAAGCTGTCTGATGCCGGCTTTGCAGTGATCTCCGGCGGCGGCCCCGGCATCATGGAAGCCGCCAACAAAGGCGCGCACGCGGGCAAGGCGCCTTCGGTCGGGCTGAACATCGAGTTGCCGCATGAGCAAAGCGGCAACCCGTACCAGGACATCTCGCTGCGCTTCAGGCATTTCTTCACCCGCAAGGTTACGTTCGTGAAAAACTCCGACGCGGTGATCGTGATGCCAGGCGGCTTCGGCACGCTCGACGAGCTCGCGGAAGTGTTGACCCTGATCCAAACGAAGAAATCGCGCCATGTGCCGATCATCCTGGTCGGTTCCACGTTTTGGAAAGGTCTGCTGGACTGGTTCCGCGACTCGCTCGAGCCAATGGGACTGATCGGCCCGCACGACGTCGAGTTGATGCAGGTGATTGACGAGCCGGACCAGGTACTCGAGGCTGTGCTCGCGTTCTATGAGGAGCGGGCACCGGCCGAGGGCGCTCAGCCCCCGGCCAAGAGCGACGAGGATCGGATGTTCTACCTGTAGCCGCTACTGGAGGGCGACGTCGGCAAAGCTGCGCAGCTTGAAGATACATTGCTTTTTACAATCAGTGAGTTACAGGAATTCCTCTAACTTGCTGCTCATTGCTTGAGCACCCTCAGACGCGGGTTTGAAGGGCGTTTTTGAATCAAGTTAGACACGAGGATGGACCAATTTGGCCGTACCGCACACGCGTAGCTCTGGAGTACGCTAAGCTTGCCTATTTCGCGCTGGTCGTCCGCTGCGACGGCGAAAACGTGTTGCGCCGGGATTGGATCACGACTCGCAAACCCTTGTCCCGCTTAGATGCTTTTCGTATTCAGTAACCTAGCTTAAGGTGCCAGAATCACAAGAAGCTGCCCAGTGTACCGCCGCTGCACCTTCCCATATGATCCGCCCATCCCACAGGGGCTGTGGCAAGAATGTCTCTTCGGCGCATAAATCGTGCGCCGACCGCCCCTTTCCCCTCCAAGGCGAACGCCCCGCGCCGCGTAGCGCATATGCGGAACGAGGAGCATGCTTTATCCATAACACTGACTTTACACATGGTGTAAAGTCGTATAAAATTCAACGGAATGGAAATCGAGTTCGCTGACCCAGACTACGACCGCTTGGAAACCGATGCCGGGTTCACGGCTGGGTTTTCTGCGCCTGTCGTTAAGGCCTACCGCAAACGGCTCCAATACATCCGTGCGGCGACTGACGAGCGGGACTTCTATGCACTGAAGTCGCTCCACTTCGAGAAGCTGAAAGGAGATAGGGACGGAGAGCATTCAATGAGGTTAAACGACCAGTGGCGTCTCATCCTCCGGCTGAAGAAACGCAGCGGGGGCAAGTTGGTCGTTGTCGTCAGCATCGAAGACTATCACTGAATCGGAGAGCAGCATGGGTGCACGTATTCCAGCCGAGGTCTTTCCTCCCGGGGAATTTTTGAAGGACGAGCTTGAGGCTCGTGGGTGGACGCAGGCCGAGTTCGCCGAAATTATTGGTAAGAACGCACGCTTGGTCAGTGAAGTGATCAGCGGCAAGCGTTCCATTACTCCAGAGACTGCCATCGCGCTGGGCGCGGCACTGGGCACGTCGCCAGACCTTTGGATGAACCTAGAGGGCCAGTACCAGCTATCGAAGGTTCGGCCCAAAGAGGACACTATTGCACGCAAGGCGGACTTGCATGGCCGCTTCCCCGTTCGTGAGATGGTCAAACGGGGATGGATCGAAGCGACCAAAAGTGTCGATGTGTTGCAGCAGCAAATAATGGAGTTCTTTGGCATTGAGGACATTGAGCAATCGCCTCAACTTTGCTACGCAGCCAAAGCCACAACATACCATGAGATTCCTGTAGCGCAGGTGGCATGGTTCTGCCGAGTAAGGAGGTTGGCATCATACGCGCCTATCGCAGGTAGCTTTAATTCTCAGCGACTGGCAGCGGCGAAGGCTCAACTCAACGAACAACTAGCCCACGTGGACGGCACACAACGGGTGCCGGGAATTCTGGCACAGGCCGGAATTCGCTTCGTGATTGTCGAAGCCATCGCGGGCTCAAAGATCGACGGCGCCTGCTTCTGGCTGGACAAAAAAAGTCCGGTCGTCGCAATGTCGATGAGGTTTGACCGCGTCGACAACTTCTGGCACACCTTATTGCATGAATTGGATCACGTGGCGCACGGAGAAGGACAGGCTGCACCTATCCTCGATGTAGACATCATGGACACAGGCTCGGGCAAGCCGGATATTGAGACAAGAGCGAATGAGAACGCGGCTGAGGCGCTCATTCCTAAGAGGGAAATGGACGGCTTTATTGCAAGAGTCAATCCGATGTTTAGTGAGGAACAGATCGTTGGTTTTGCCCGGCGTATCGCAGTACATCCCGGCCTGGTTGTGGGCCAACTCCAAAATCGAGGCTTGATTCCCTGGAGCTTCCATAGGAAACACTTGGAGAAGGTCCGAGAATATGTCGTTGCAAATGCTGTTACCGACGGATTTGGTCGTCGTGTGATCGAATCATCATCGATGTAAGAGGTTCAAAATGGCAACAAAGAACGAGCAGCTTCAATCCATAGTTGAAGAGTATCGTCGTGCCGACAATAAATGGCCCGCAACCATGCGGGAAGTCGCCGCCTGGGCGATCAACGCAAAACTTTGGGCGCCTCAGCCGTCGGCCGTCATCGGCCAGTGCGCAGAAGAACTATCACGAGCACTTCGAGACGAGTACGTTACTGACCCTCAGGGCCGGCGAATTCGAACAAAACACGCGGCAACATACACCACCAGCGACGGCGAGCAGCTTGTTCTGTGGGATGATATTCGCACTGCGCCGAGCGATCATATGAGACGGGCCTTTCAGCAGCGTCGCCATCAGATCCTCGGCGACTGCAAGCAACTGAAATCGGATGTTGATAGCTTTAACCAAAACCGCCAGCCATCTGAACCGATTCAGATCGTCTTCGATTTCACGTTGGACTTGGAAGAGGCTGCATACTTGAAGCGCAGCGCTTAGAGGGAACTCTTGATCGGTCGTGCCGAACGGCTGCTGCGGAGCCGCGCAGAGAATACTTCGAGCGCTCCTCTGGTACCAAGTTCGTCAGGTGCTGATGGCAATTGACAAACTGATGGAGCAGTCCAAATGAGCATCGACCACTACACTTACCGCGTTACATGGTCGCTTGAAGACGGCGAGCATGTGGGATTGTGCGTAGAATTTCCTTCACTCTCGTGGCTTGCCGCCACCCCCGAAGAGGCGCTCACCGGGATTCGCCAAGCCGTTGCTGATGCTGTGGCTGATATGCAGGCTAACGGCGAGCGCATTCCCGAGCCCGTTGCCGATAGACATTTCAGCGGAGAGTTCCGAGTCCGTATTCCGCCGCAGCTACATCGTATGCTAGCGATGCAAGCCGCTGAGGAAGGCGTGAGTTTGAACCGGCTCGCTAGTGCGAAGCTGGCAGCGTCAGGGTAATCTATGTTACTTGGCAAGCTACGAGAATGACATACAGCTAAAATATTGATGACGCAGATGTCAATTGCATCCAGCCGTCTGCGGCCGCACCGCACACGCGTAGCTCTGGAGTACGTTAAGCTGGCCTATTTCGCGCTGGTCGTCCGCTGCGACGGCGAAAACGCGTTGTGCAACCCGCCAGCTAGCCAGCGGGTCCGGTGCGCATTGCCTCAAAACGGAGTTACTAAATTGATCTTCTCCTCGGCTTAATGCGAGTTAGATGCTAGACCGAAGGTCAGGCCATTCAATATTGTCGGCACAAAAAATCCTTGACATACCAAATTATTGTATGCACAATAAATGTCATGGAAATCTCATTCGACCTCGCTAAAGACGCAAAGAACATTGAGAAGCACGGCGGCGTGTCTCTCGCCGACGCAAAGGCATTCGAGTGGGATAGCGCTGTGATATGGCCTGACCAACGGAAAGCCTACGGTGAAAACCGGATGATTGGTTTGGGCTACATCGGTAAGCGCCTGTTCAATGTAGTGTTTGTTGACCGCGATGGAATTCGCCGCATCATCAGTCTGCGGAAAGCTAACCTCAGAGAGGTGAAACGTTATGCCCAAACTTAAACCCGGAACAATTCTTCCCACCCCAGAGGAAGATGCAGCCATCACCGCTGCGGCTATATCTGACCCCGATGCGGTGCCGCTGACCGACAACGAGTGGAAAGCTGCTCGGCCATCTGCTCGCATCGGCCGCCCGAAGGCAGAAGTCACGAAAGAGCGCATTACTATTCGTTTGTCGCGTGACGTAGTGACACAATTCCGCGCAACCGGCGAAGGTTGGCAGACTCGCATTGATGCAGCCCTGCGACAGTTCATCTCCGAGCATCCGTTGTCTCGATAATGCTGTTCACTGACAACCGATAGTCCCGGGCCGCACCACACACACGTAGCGCTGGAGCGCGCGAAGCTTGTCTATTTCTCGCTGGTCGTCGGCCGCGACGGCGAAAACGCGTTGCGCAATCGCTGGGTCGAGGTTTGCATAGACGGCGGCTCCATCGTCCACGCTGGCGGTGCTAGCAGTTCCGGACAGATCGTCGCCACGGGTTGAACAGTTGCGGACGGCGACACGCAGCCGCTCAGTACCAGCGGCAAGAGCAGCACGGTAACGACGGCTGTCGGCTTCATGGACTTGGCGTTCCTTTGTCAGGTGGGCATCCAGGGCTTCGATTCTCTGCGCTGCGGCTTGGCTGTTTTTCAATGCCTTGCGCTCAGCGGCCAGCGCGGCATCGGAGATGGCTTTCAAGTCTAAGGCGTGCCGCTCACGAACAGCTAAGACTTCAGCATGGACTTGCGCAAGCTGAGCACGGCAGTAAAAGTTGACCGCCGCACCGGATAGCACTGCAACGGCGGCAACAAGAGCCCAAGATGGTTTGATGTGCATGGCCAAAGCTACGAGTAAAATAAATTACTTGCTGATCGCTTGAAGAGGCAACTTTATGGAAAATAAACCAATTGGACGCTTTAGCGCCGAGCAAATCGAGCAGGCCCGGCGTCGTTACGCGCAAATGCCCAAACGCCCGATTGTTGACATGACCGAAGCGGTGAATACGCCGGAAGGCCGCCGGAAAGTCCAGGAGTCCATCGATCACGTACTGAAGTTTCACGCCCATGCCTTAAAAATCCTTAAGGATCGCTGACCCATGCTAAGCGCCGAATATGTGATTGCCCTTTATTAAAAGCAAGGATGCGGTAGCCACTATGGCTTTACTGCGCATCCGAACCTTCTTGCCCGGCCGGCATCCGCCCGACGAATTTTTGAACGACCGCCTCAAGCGCATTTTGCCCAAGGATGCCAAACAGCGAAGCGGTGCCCACTAGCCCGGTCGGAGAGAGATCAGGGAATGCCGTCAAGACTGCGCCTGCGCTCATCGACAACCCCGCACCGACAATGACGCGGCCCACCACCAGTCGTGGCCTGATCCGCTCGCCATCGGCAAGCAACTTGCCCAGCCCCAGTATTGCGCCGATGAAAGCCAACGCCAGTAGATTTTTTTCGTGTTCATCGAGTTGCATCAACTTGCTCCGGTGCGCATCATGGTCGCCAGACGGTATGCGCGAGCGCCGACTTGCGTGCTCCACTTTGAGGCAAGCATGCCGTTGGCCGCCGTTTCATAATCACCGCGCTGCATCGCAGCCAGCGTGTTCGCAAACGTGAGCAGCTTGCCGCCCATGTTGAAAACCATATTGATCATCACGCGCTGGCGTACCGCATCGAGACTACGCCACCACGGCAGGTGGCGATCGAGCCACATTATCGAACGCATCACGTCGTTCTCCAGTAGTAAGTTGCATTCGACATCACTGATTCCGACATCCGTTAAATTGCGTCCGACGCCGATGGTGGTCTTGCCTGCCGTGTCCAGGTAAGGTGTCAGGCGTCGCCCTTCATCGCGGCGCAATTCCGACAGAAGCGTCGGCATGTCGAATGTTTTGGTCATATATCCCTTTGCGGATTTACGGTGCAAATGAAAAACCCAGAAGGCTGGACGAAGAGGTAAACTCAAAACCGGTGCTTGACCGGAATATGTAAAATAAATCGCTCGTAAAGAAACCTTTTCCAGAAATATAGAAATGCGCATAGTTTACTTTTGTACGTCACCAGAATCGGGAACACACGCCGGAGGCGTCAAGGTTATTTATGACCATTGCTGCGCGCTGAACGACATGGGTATCAACGCTGCGATCCTCCATGAGCGGCGCGGCTATGTATATCCTTGGGCGAGCCGATCGGTACCAGTAATCACATGCGACGAACTGCGCGCGACCGATCACATGGTGTTGCCGGAAATCAAGGCCGCCTCATGCGCCTCCCTAATTATTGCAGCCGGATTGCAGTATTCAATCTTTGTGCAGAACGGTTATTACTTAAGTGAATGTGGGCGGCGTCAATCGGATGCCGACATCTGTTTTGCGTATGCGAATGCTGCCGCGATCCTGTCAATTTCATCTGATTCGTCTGAGTTGATCGCGTTGCACTACCCGGAACTTATATCGCGCATTGTCAATGTGCGGTGCTCGATTGAGCCACTTGTATTCACGGTAGGCTGTGACAAGCGCAACATTATTACCTACATGCCACGAAAGAATGGCCGACATGCCGCTGCCGTCGTGTTCGCGCTGAAACGGCATTTGCCGGCGGACTGGAATCTGTGGGCAATCGACGGCATGAAAGAGCACGAAGTCGCGAACGCGCTTCAGGCGTCAAGGATTTTCATGTCGTTTTCCGATCTCGAAGGACTCGGCTTACCGCCACTTGAGGCCGCGTTATGCGGCAACTACGTGATCGGCTACCATGGCGGAGGTGGTCGTGAATACTGGCGAACACCAAACTTTGAGTCAGTGGAGGCAGGTGACATTGGCACATTCGTGAAACGGGTTATCGCACGCGCGGAGCAACTTAATAAGGTTGACCCAAATGCACTTGATGCGTTGCGGCCCGGTATCGAAGTGCTGCGTGAGCGTTATTCAACAGCAAATGAACTGGCTGGCCTAAGACGCTTCACTAACCTTCTCAACAATCTTAACGTGGGATCGCACAAACATGGCCCCGTGCGACTTGACATACTCACGAAACTACAACGACGGTCAAAATTGCGCTCGTGGTTCCATCGGCCGATGGTGCGCGCTAGCTTTGGTGCCAATAAACTGCGGCAGATCTCTCGTACACTGATAGCAAAGTTATCTATGGATTGACCCGCTGTTATGTTTAATTTAATAATTTTACCAATGCCATTCGATATGCTGCCTAGACTTTAAAAATCGCTACGCGAGATTATCGAGGAGATCAGCAGCCATGGCGTCTGATTTACCCAAGTTTGCAGTGCACGCTTTCACCAATCTTACTTCACAAGCGTGTAATTATCGGCATATAGCTTCCTCATTCAGATCCCTGAGTGCTTCACCGGTCGCGTGTGCGCTGCTTGAATTGGTTCCTACATCAAACACCCCGATATTCGACAAAGCACAGCGCGTAATATAGCAGCCTGTACCTTTATATACCCATCCATTAGCGTGGAGGCGCCATATAGTGCTGCCGCTTTATGGACCTTATACTGGACTTGCTCATAAGCCTATGGCCATCCACCTACTTAACTGCATAAATAACTTTTTCCGGCTTTCCTTGTGAGCTTGCAATTGTAATGTCAATTAATCTTACTTTGGAAAAACCTACACTGGCAACCCGTTCTGCAATATCATTAAGCGAATGATGCCAAAAAGTAGGGGCCGATTTTGCCCCACCTATCCGGCTATCATGATATTCAGGCTCACCAATAAAAACGATATCCCTACCATTTAAATAAGCTATTTGTCGAGTATTTTTTATGTCGTATAGAGGAACGCTAAAAATTAAGGCCCCACCTTTGCGCAAAATACGCAAACATTCTTTATATCCTTTTATATCATCCGGCACATGTTCAAATACTTGATTAGACGTAACGAGATCAACACTATTATCATCAAAAGTTAAATTTTGTACGTCTTGATTCAAGCATCCATTAACCATTTCACCCAATTTATGGCCAAGGAAAAATTCACTGGAAATCACTTTATTAAAGTTTTTTTCCAGCCAATGAAGCGTACTACCGTAAATAGATAGCTCATAGGCGATACGACCTAAATATTCACCACCGCAATGAGACTTGACGACTGGGATGAGAGATAAATTGGTGACGTTTGCCATGCATTTTAAGCACCTTGTCATAAAAGGGCTTGGCTTTATAGAAATAAATATACTTCTCCCGCATAAAGGGCAATCATTAATGGAAAATTTCCATTTATGAGGCGCATCAGCCCAACCCAGATAACGGATTATCGAAGTTAGTCGTTTTGGCAAAAATTCCGAAATTTTTCTTGACATCATTCTCGTTTATTTAGTTTTTGTTAAACTGTGCAAACTAGATTTTCACCGCACCATTCATTGCAACCAATATTTTGCATAAAATCAGAATATTATTCAAGCTGGATTTACATTCAGCAGTCGCATATGCTCGGCTCAAGTCTTAATACACAATAAAAGTGCAACGCTGATCGGCCGAGCTTCGTCACCGCCGTCGCCATTTACTGTGATCGTGTGAGAATGATTTCCGGCGTCGCCAATGCTAACGCTGTGGGCGTGGTTACCGGCATCATGGATTGAAATGCCTGTATGAGCGTGATGCGTATTGTAGTAACCACTGATCCCAAAAGGGCCGACTACTGACTGGAAATGAGCGTGACCGCCGCCATGTGGTACTTCTGTTTTATGGTTGTGGCCTGGATCGTGAACACCGTGACGGTGCGAGCCTTGCTCGTCAGTCCATGCCGAGTGAACGTGATTGCCATCCGCGCTGGCCGACGCCGCGTGAACGTGTGTCTTATTCTGACTATCCTGTACACTGCCCAAGGTCCTGCCGGGGTCTCGGCCCGCACTCAAGTCTAGCCCACGTAAAAAGTAGCCGCGCAGGTCCGGCAAGGTGAACGTCGTGCTGCCATCGCCAGTGTCGGGATACCCCATCGCTTCCCATAAGGCTGCGTAGGCGGTACGAGACACCATAGACCCATCAGCTACCAACCAGCCCCTCGGGGCAGAAGCACGGAAGAAATAACCAATTTGACCCGGCGGTGCAGCTTCGCACATTTGACCAAATGTCGCGACATCGGTTTCTGTGCTTCCTCTAGCAATGTTGGTGATTTTTTTGGCATTCATGTCCACCGCACCGGTGGGCTTAAGTTTGCCATTCGCAAGCTGTTTGATAAACGCGCTCAGCGTCTGAATATAACCGTTTGCGAATGGACCCACTGCCTCGTTGCCCTGCGGCGAGTTGTTGTTCGGGTTGGTATCCAATTCATCTATCGTTTGTGGGATAGGCATATAAACCTTCAATTATTGTAGAGGACATTAAGTTAAGTGCAGCATGGCCGATCACGCTGACCCACGAAATAAAACTACAACGTAACTTGACAGCCGAAACAAGGGTGGCCACTCAGCACTATGCGCCTTTGGGCATTGCATTCACTCCCCCTGATGGCTGTCTAAGCAATCAAAATGTCTCATGACGGTCACCTCGCTACACTACACTATTGTCAGTAATGACAGGCAGCCCAAGTTTTCACGCCTTCTAAAAGACCGCTTGATGCACAATGACGACAACGTGGTGGATGTCCAGGCCAAAGAAGTGCGGCCCCCTACCACTGTGAAGCGCACTTCTTCGACACTGTGGTGGATCTGCGTGTGCTGGCTAGCCGGTGTTTCATACCTGGGCCATCAGAATTACCCGAGCACCTGGTATCTGGTGACTCTTACCGCAGGCTGGCCCGCTATGCTCGCGCTTTTCATTCGCTTCCTGATCACGGGTCGGCTCGGTCCTTAGCACGTTGGCGAACCGCCCGTTCAAACAAACTGTCACCGAATACACCAAGCCGTCCACCGCCCAGCATTTGCTGGGCGGTGCCAGCCAGCGGGCCAGCACCGGGAATACCCAGCAAGCCTCGCATCATATAGGCTTGGACCGCTGGTGAACCCAGCATCAACTGAATAGCCCTGGGGCCCGCAAGCCCGGCCAACGCGCCGACTGCCGCCCCGTTCTTGTCTCCGCCACCAGCATAGCCGGCTCCCGCACCAAACAGGCCATTCGTGAGCAAATTTTGCATATAAGCGCGCTGCGCAGTGCCCGAGTTCGGGATATTCTCAGCAATAAAAGCTTTGCCCACCCGAGCAAGTTCACCCAGTTTCCCCCCACCCGTGAATTTGGCCGACTTGTTCGCACTGTTGACCGCGCGCAGCAACGCTTGCGCCGAAACGTTGCCCGATGGGTTGGCGGCCACCACCGGGGCAACCGTCATGAGATTAGCGTACTGCTGACGTGCCTGCTGCCACGCTTTCCGGTCTGCGTCGTTGATGCTCTGATCCATCGCACGGCGCAGCGACTCACGCACTTGCCCCACATAATGACGCACATCACCACTGGACGCATTCCGAGCGAGCTTGCCTAACTGGCTGTCCAGTTCGCGGTACGCTTGGCCTGGCATCGTCCCGGTGCGTGACTCGACTTTGGCCAGCACGTCGTCAATCACGTTGCTTACCACGCGCTGCGTGTCCGACACGCCGTAGCGAGTGATGTCGTGTGAAATCGACGCCAGGTCATCAACCAGTTGGTTCGCTGCCCGCTTGCTGACCGTGTTGCGGTGGGCTAAGTCGCTGAACTGCTGCCCGATCCGGTTGCGCGCCTCGCCGATCACCGGCGGCGTCAATTCATCGACCTGCGTGCCGAACGTGCGGCCCACTGCACGGTTAAAAGCGGTTTGCTGTGCTTGTTTTTCCGCTGCACGCACCCCGGCTGTCAGTGGCAAGTTCTCCATCACCGCTTCGATCACCGCCAGCGGCTTGCTTGCTGTGCGTTGCGCCAGCGTTAAATGAATTCCGTTTTGCTTTGCCACCTGAGCGAGACGTTGCGCTTGCGGCATCAAAGCCGTTTGCACCGGGCGCATAATACGGCCGATACCGCTGGCCAGCCCCTGCCCAAACGGGCCGGCTGTGACGCCAAACGCCGCGTTGGATAAGACGGAGTCGTCCTGCGTCCTGGTATTTTGCAACACGCTCAATTTTGCGCCGGTCTTAGCCGCTTGCCCTAATTTGCCTAGCAATGATGTACTTTGGGCCACTTTACCTACGCCCAACCCAGGAATAAACGAAGTCGTGATATTGCCGACGACCCGGCCTGCACCCGCCGCCGCGCTACCCGGCGTGTCTTGCTGGTATTGGTTTTCCGCCGCTCGGTTGATATCGGATACGCGCTGCGCTTCGGAGCCGAAAAAACCGGATAACTTGTTGGGAGTCAAGCCACCGAGGCTCGTGAGTTGCTGCATGCCTTTAGGAAGCAAATACGCACCGCCGTCGACCAAATCTCGCACGCCACGCACCGCACCCTTGGCAAATGCGCCCAGTGGATTCTCGGACGCCAGCTGCGGTGTTAAGTGTTGGCTTGACTGCGGCGTAGGCACACCGGCCGAAGGGGCTGAGGCCTGCTGAAAAATCGCGCTACCATCAAAAAGCGCATTCCGTTCTTGCCGCGATACGGGTCCAAAAATCGACGCCCCGTCAAATGCATCGGACGGATTCATTGAATGAGCCATCAGCTTGTTCACATAATGCTGCGTTTCTGGAAACGGCGGGATGCCGCCATAGCGGCGCACGTTCGCCGGTCCTGCGTTATAGGCCGCGTACGCGAGCGCGGGCGAGCCGAATGCCTTGAGTTGTTGCTTGAAGTAGCGAATGCCGGCCGGAATCGCTTTTTGAGGATTAAACCGATCCGCTTCAGACAGTCCCAAGTCTCGAGCCGTAGCAGGCATTAACTGCATGATGCCGCCGGCCCCCTTCGCGCTCACCGCGTCTGGGTTCCAAGCGCTTTCCTGGTTGATCATCGGCACGATTAGGCGTGGATCGACACCTTGTCTATGCGCCTCTTGAATCGCCAAACGGCGCAAATCATTGGTCATCGCCGTCCCGATGGTCAAACAAAGGATGGCGACTTGACCAGTCTTGCAGATAGTCGAAGAACGTCAGGCCATTTTTATCCGCACGATCCAAACGCCCGCCTTTGGCTTGCCACTGGCGTGCCATAGTCGCGATCTGTTGATGCCGTTGCTGGACCGCCACCGCCATGCCGATCATTTGATGACGGCCTTCAGGCGTATTCTGTAGGCTCGGCACCATAGACATTAGGAATTTGCGGTCCGAGTCGGACAACGCGCCCGGCATGCCCGCACCTTGTGACGGGTCACGCAATTCCAGCGCCATTTGGTTCGCAATGGCTTGCGCTGCCTGCGCATTGCCAATGTTTTTATCGAGCCGAGTAGGTAGCAGACCATATTGATTAACCAGTTCGGCCAACTCGAATCCCTTTTTACTGAGTTCCGCCTCTTTGAGCAATTTGCCCAGCTGTTGATACCGGTCGATCTTAATCCCGGCATTAAAGCCCGCACTCTGGATCTGCTTAGCCTGCTCAGCTGTCGCCTTTGCGGTATCGGTTTCGTATTGAATGTCGGCCGGATTGCGGCTCGCCATCAACGCGCCAGACTGTCCTTCAGTCGCCACCGCAGATCTGGGCACATAGTATTCGTGGCCACCGGGACCGGCCACCTTCATCGGATCGAGTCCCGCTTTCGCCCATTCATCCGCGTGCCGATACTGACTGTACGTTTGTAGCGCGCCCTGTGGTGCCTGAACACGCCATCCACCAGGCGCGTTCGGATCCGGCATCAATTGACTTGCCTGTCCGTTTTGCGCCATCGTAGGCACCGAAAATCCCGGCTGGACGCGGTTCTTGTCCACCGCCACTCCACCGATAAAACCAATGTCAGGCTTGAGCAGATTGGCGACCCCTTTGCCTTGATTGAATGCCAGGTCCGCCGCAATCGCCTCCCGCTGATAAGGCGATGAGCCTGGCGTATTTGAACTAGGCTCATGGAGCAGTCGGTTGGCAAGGTCGTGGCGTTGTTTGGCCGCATCGGTGTGCTGTTGCAATTGCGCCGCCTGCCACTGCTGCTGCATCTGTTGCTGCTGAGCCGTTTGATAAGTATTCAGGCCCATCATCCCCCCCAAGCCCAGTGCCGGTGCGCCGCTCGTGAGCCCACGATTGTGCGCAAGGATGCCCAGACCCGCTGCAAGCAATCCCTGTGCGGCCGGCGTAAACTGGTTGTTTTGAGACAGACCGCTCAAAATTCCTGAAAGCGCCATCACGCCCCCCTTAAAGAATCGATCCCAACAAACCCAGGCCGCCGCCCACGCCTGCGCCTAGCGCCGTGCCAATACCCGGCACGATACTGCCGATTGCCGCACCTGACGCTGCGCCCCCCAGCGCCCCCATCACCGGGCTGCCTCGGCTTTGCGCCGAGGTTGTCACGCCCTGCGCGCCCGAGCCCAGCGCACCGGCCAGTGCGCTTTGCAATACGCCCAGCTGCTGATAAGGCGAATAGGCGTGCTCGTGCCAGCGCTGGTATTGGCTGTCCAGTTCGCTTTGCGCCTGACGCTGTGCCATATTGCCTGCGGCAAGCTGTTGCCCGTAGCCATAGTAGTTCGCTGCGTTCAGTGCAGGTGCGAGCGATGCCGCATTGAGCGCATTGATCTGCGCATGTTGGCGGTTCTGGCTGTTCAGCGCGTTGTTGGCCTGCGTGTACGCCAGGTTATTCGCCTGATTGGCTAACGCCGCGTGTGTCCCAAGCGCCGCTTGCTGTTGTGCCACCTGCTGCGTATTCGCATACGCTTGGCCGCGCAACTGCGTGCCAGCGTTGCCAAGCGCATCGGCCAGTTGACGGTTTTGCTGATCCTGAACCTGCTGCATCGCCGAGCCGCCGAACGCACCAGCATTGCGAAACTGCGCCATCGTCTGCGGCGCAACGGCACTCGTGTACTGGTTGACGATATCGCTCTGCGCCTTCTTTACCTGCGCGTCAAGGTACGGATTTTCCATCGTCGCATACGGATTGAACCGCGCCTGAACGGCTTGCCCAATATAGGGATTCGATACCGTGTACGGCTGGCCCGCGTGGCGGGCCGTCCCCGTTATCGCGTCACTAGCCGCCGTGAGCGCTGGATTGGGCAACCCGGCCAGCTGGTTAATCCCATCCATCGCATGCTGTTGCGCTCGCGTGAAGGCCGCCACACGTGGCCCGGTGTAGTACGGCATCGTCTGGTGCGACAGCGCCGCGCCCCGCTCAAGAATCTGCTGCGCATAAGGCTGCGCATAGCCGGGCAATTCTGTGCGGGTCGTTTGGCCCCCCCCGCCGCCCCCCCCACTACTCATCACACATTCCTTTCATAAAGTGTTTCCCGTCTTTTGAATCCATAGCGCGGCGCAACGCGTTGCCAGCCGCAGCGGGTCGTGCCAAACGTCACCTTCGAAGCGCCGGCCATACGCGCAATCGCATTGATATCGTCGGAAAACAGGGCCATCACATCGAAGTGAGTGTCGGCATATAGCACCCAAATGTGCAGCCGTAGACCATCGATCTCGTGAATCACACGCAGCACCACAAACCCTTGGCGTTCACCGTTAACCTCAAGCAGATACAAACTCGCGCCGCCCAATTTGATCGCGCAGTACACGTCTTCCGGCAGCCAACCGTCGGCTGCGTGCATTGCGGCGAGCGGCGCGCGCAGAGCCGGCCATTCACGCGCCAAGTGCTCGGGCGGCACCCAACTTAGTTTCCGGTTAAGCACCGATCCTCCACAAACTTGCGCTGCGCACCGTCTGCCACGCAGATCCATCCCTTCACTACATACCGCGCATCACGTGGGCCCCGCTCTACTGGGTGAGCATTTCGCACATAGTCTCCCACTTGATGTAACTCGCTATCGGGCGGACCGAGCTGCGCGTTGGTCACCGCTGCGATGCGTCCCTCGGTCAACTGATTAAGTTGATCGGTAATCCCCACCATGATTTGTTTGAGCTTGAAGACCAGATCCGCGCTAAAGGTGTCTTTCGCGTGGGGTACTGGTAGTTGCGGTCGCTGAATTCTCATGCATCACCGTCCGGTATCAGTTCTGGGGTATAGCCGATCAGTTCCGTGTCGCCCTGAAACGTCAACAACGCGCGGTGATAACGTGCGGACACATCGATATCGAACTTGCCCTCGAAATAGGTACTATGCGCGCCCGGTGCGAAATCGCTACCTAGCGTCTGCCGATGTTGTGTGCTCATCGTCGCGCAAACAGGGTCCTGCGCGCATCGCAAACGCACCGATTGCAACAGCGAGTAGTGCGTATCGTCACCAAAATCGCCGGTTGTCAATGACGAGGACTGCGCCACGCCTGTGAGCGTACGCACGGTGTGCGTGGTGTCGATGATCGACGGATGCAATGCCACGTTCGTCCAGAAGTGCGAGTCCCACGTCACTTTCGGCAAATCATGCCAAGTGCGGGCGAGATCCCCGAGCGAGGACCACGTGATCTTGCCGCTCACAAAATCGATGCCACACTCAATCGCGCGATTAGCCCGTCCCCATTGTCCCGTCTTATAGTGGTAAACCAGGCAGCTGTCGATGTTGCCCTGACTGCGATTGCTCACGTAATACCAATAGATACAGGTATTGACGCGGTCATGCACACTACGCACCGTTTGCTTATGCCATGGGCTGCGGTCTTTGAAAAACCACTGTTTGACGGCGTCGCCGATCGGTGTCGGGCGCGTGCCATCAAATAGGTAAAAGTTGTCGTTGCCCATAAAAATATGGGCTGTCCCAATCGAGACGACGGCTTCTTGGCAAGGCGCGCCGATTTGATTGGAAATCAAATTCATCGCCCAGACAATCGGCGGGCCTTGATAAGTGCCGTAGTACATCGAGTTGTCTTTGTAGACCACGATATCCGGCCCCAGTCCACGGGCGGCATTGACTTGCCCGGGTGTGTCGATGATGCGTCCGTTCGCGCATTGCGTCGCCTGGCTCGGTGTCCAAATCGTATGATCGTACAATGCGCTGCACCACCAGCCATCTGGGCGCACACCGTAGATTGGGTCGGCCGTATTGAAGAGCAGCACGAACCCGGCCACGGCCTCGACAATCGCTGCTTTGGGCGCACCAGGAATATCCTCAAATTCACCCGTCTGGCTCTGTTGCAGTCGGTCCGCCTTATTGGTCGCGAGCGTGACGTTGCCAAACTGCGCAAAACGCCATATGCCGCTGCCCGGGGTCAGGTAGGGGCCGCTTTTGCGCGTGATATCGACCCATCTACCCGAAGCCTCCTCATACAGGCAGTTGGCCGTGCCTACCACCATGCGCGCGGTGCCGTCGAGTTTGACAAGCGTGGCACCGCCCAGCGCAGGCCCAGGCAACGGTGGCATACCCGCGTCCACCGCACTGGGCGCGGCTCGCATACCCCGCATCGATGGAATAAGCATCGCGCAATCCACAATCACGCCAGGCGTCGTCGGGTCCAGGTCTGGTGCGAAACCAATAAAGTTGGGCATTTCAACGCGCCTGTATCATCAGCGGCGCGCCCGAGAAACGGCCGCGCTCATCATTGGCTTGGATGTCAGACAGCGCAATGGCCAGCGCTTCCCGCCAAATAGGGACTCGTTGGTCGTTCTTGATGTAGGGCTCTGCCTCAAGCAGCGACGCATAAAGATAAATATCCGGGCCATCAGACAGTAGCCAATTGGACGGGTACTTTTCAGTCAACGGCCGTAAGCGCGCGTAGTACAGCAAGCTTATTTTATAAAACGTTTGCGGCGGCACATGCACGCGCAACCCACTGCCCGCAATGGAGAAATGCTTCTGATAGCGTGATTCGTCATCGTCCACGAGATGGCGCTGCACGAAGTCGAGTCTGCACCCGTCCATGGTCACAACAACCGCTTCTAGGTAGTCTTCCGGCAGCTCGATTTGGCACTGGTCCGTCATGCACGTGGCAATTGCCTGCATCTGACGCACCCGCAAGATACGGCTTAAGCGGGCCTCAGCCAACTCGATAAAGTCCGGGATATGCTCACCCAGGTTCGTACGCTTAAGCCATCGGGCAAGGGCCGCTTTCAAATCCTTGTAGGTCTTGATACTCATACGCGTTTGGGCGAGACACGGAAATACGCAAGCGCCGGATCGTTCAGGAACTGTTTGATGTGCGACTGTTCAGTCATGAACTCGGCAAATGTAATGCCGGTGCGGTTCAAGTAATCCTCGATGAGCACAGCTGGCACGTGCGCATACAGGGGCATGTCGTTGTCGCCATGCAGGCCACTATTGTGCAGCGCCTTGCATGTATCGACGAGGCCCTCGAAGCGCTCTCGCCGCTCAACGACCAGCCCTTTATCGGTAGCATGAATCCGGGTGTGCATGAATTAGTTGAGGTCCCGGATCGCAAACGACGAGCGCTCTTCGCATGCTTCAAGCGTCACTTCGCACAAAATCTGAAAATTGCGTGCATCACCGGTCTTGGCCAGTTCTTCGGAATGAAAGCCGCGCAGAAACGCAAGCTTCCACATCTTCGGATCAATACCGTAGACGTTATCGTCAACGCCATCGGCCATCACGCGATTGGGCACCAGCTTAACGACACCGAAGTCCGAGCCGTAAAAAGTATAAGCGGTGTTCATCGTTGCGGCACGCGCATTGGACCCCACATCCACCACCCGTTCGGCGTTACCCTCAAAAGCTGACGCTTGTTGTTTAAGCTTTGGCCGCATGATAGCCATCGTCACATCTCCGCCTTGCGTGTACGCTTGCAGGATCGCCTCCTTAAGCAACGCTTCCGAGAAGTTGCGCTTTTCGCCTTCCTTCGGCGCCACGTTTTTAATAGGATCGGGCGCCGCGCCCCCTTTGCCCAAATTGTTGTTCGTGGCGATCCAGCCGGCCAGACCGCACATCTGGCGAGCACCGTTGCTCGCCACCTGCGCTGTATTGGCAATCGCCGCCGCCTCGATGTCTTTCTTTAACTCGACCATTTTTTTGGCTTTCAGGCGCTGCTCTTCCGAGCCCCCAGCGTGGCGAACCGCACTTTGCGTACCGGATACGCTCAGTGTGTCTTGGATGATCTGCGTGCGGTTGCCTAGGCGCTGCGTTGGCGTTTGCTGCGTATAGGTGGCCGGTGCCCCCTCCTGCGCGGCATTGGCTTTGTTCGGTTTGCGCAGCGTATCGCGCTGCCATTCGTGGTGGACTGCCCGCGCCGACGTTCGGCCGATAGCCGAGATAAACGGCGTATCGGTTGGCGCAACGCTAAAAATTTTATCAATCAGGTCTTCGCGATTGCCGATTGCTTGGTAAGTGGTATAGGTAGTGTCAGCCATAGTGTGCTCCTCAAAAGGTTTAGTGAATAAAGGCCGCAAGATTGTCCACGGAGGGATCCTGGGAAAATCGCGCCTCTGCCGCCTTGCGCGTCGCGTCGGCCGGTGCGCTTGTGTCCGGGGTACCTGGTCGCTCGACACGGGGTGCGGCACGCTGCACACGTTGCAATGCAGCGTTTTGCGACTTGAGCAACTGGTCATACAGCATCGCTTTGCGCGCGGTCAGAATGATCCGGTGATCAACAATGCTGTAGCGTTCTTGCTCGGAAAACCCTACATCGCACAAGTACGCATTGAGCGCGTCAATCTCCGTGTCTTTCTTCTTCGGGTCTTGCCACTCAGGCAATGCATCTAGCAACTTTTGGCGTTCTTCGAGCGCCCACGCTTGAAGCTGCTGCGCCTGTTCGGCTTGCTGCTGTTGCTCAAGCTGGCTTTGCGCTTGCTGAGCGCGCTGCAATTCAGCCAGATGCGTGTCCCACATATGGCGCTGCCTAACATATTCGTCTGTGTCGGTTTGTAGCAGCTGTTCCCAGTTAGGCTGAACCCGTTGCATGAATGCAGTGAGCTGCGACGTGTAATGTTGAATCGCTTGTTGCAGTTGCGCACGCTCCTGCGGCAATTGCTCTCGCTCGGTTTCCACCTGCTGGCGCAGCGCCTGGGCCTCTTCAAGGCGTTTGCTTGCTGATAAATATTTCTGTGCGTCCGCCAATAGCTCACTTTGCTTGAACTCGCGTTTCTCGCCATCGACTTCGAGCGTAAAAATCGGCTCGCTTGTCTGCTCCGGTTGGTCGTCTTTGTCAGTGACCTGCTCAGGAGGATCTGCTGGCTTATCCTGGCTGCTATCAGAAACCAAATGCTCAGCAATTTTTGTTAACTCGGCCGCATCCGATTGCTGAACCGCGTCGGTTTCACTCATGTTTATACGCTCCAAAAATAAAGCCCGCATCAGCGGGCAGTTCAAAGGGCACAGTGATTGTCTTGCCGGTATTCAATTGTCTAGCGCGGTCTCACTATGTGTTAGGACTAAGGGGTTGGCTCGATGCGTTTACGCTCAACACAGCACTCAGACCACGACGGGCTTTGTCCAGCAGCATATGCTGTTCAAGCGTATGTCGCGCAAGTTGTCCAGTCTCTACGGTTTGCCGAAAGTGGCCCTCCACAGCATGGAGCAACTGCATCATCAACCACAGCTTTTCTCTTCCCTCAGTATCCCGCGCTGGGCTCTGTTCCCATTCCCGGTGATATCGGTTCCGCAGCGTCTGGAACGCTTCCTGCATCAGCGGTTGGTTCAATAATTCCTGAGCCTGCCGGCCCCGCTCGATCTGTTCGGTGAGTTCCATTGATCATGTCTCCACTGGCCAGCGTCGTGGCGTAGTTCGCCGCTTCTTGATAAGGATCGATGCCAGCGCGCATATAAAGCGCTTCGCGCTTGACTGCCAGATCCGCATAGAATTTCTCGCGCTCAAACGCCAGCTTTTGCTGAGCAGTTTGCGCTTTCAGTTGCACGTCCAGTAACAGCGGATCGGGCGGGGGCTGGGCAGGTGCCGGCGGTTGCTTGCTCGGGTCCGTCCAAAACGAATCCGCATTCTTGTAGCCCAACGCATGCGTGAGCTTGACGCCGGTCTCGTACAGATTCTGTGGCGTGGCGATGCCAATGGCCAGCCCCTGCTGCTGAGCCAGCCCTAGCTGAGTGAGCTTTTCGACCACCTGCGTCTTGTCACCGGTGCCCAAACCCACATTCACCACCATGTCGTACTGATTTTTCCACGCACGCGGATCCACATCGATCCAACTGCCCCGCAACCTGAGTACCATCGCCCGGTCCTGGTATTGGCTCAGCAGCTTTTGGATCAGCAAAAACAATGTCTTCATCCCGGTTTCAGCAAAGATCCGGGCGATTAGTTTGATCCGTTGGTCCGAGCGAGCTGTGATGTGTTCGATGCCACGTGCGGTCTTGTTTAGCGTATCCGCATCGCTGCCTTGCGTGTATTTGGTTACGCCCGTGCGGTCCTGCTTAGCCTCGTCCGCGTAGTGCAGCAGCTGGTAAGCGCTTGATGCATCGGTCATGCCTTCTTGCAATTTGCCTATCGCGTTGGCGTGGTCCACGCGCACGATGCCGTTGAGCTGGCAGTTGAGCAAATCCTCCAGATCCACCTTGCCTCTTTCCACCCACGTGCGGCTATTGAGCTGGACGCGCATGTTGTCGATTAGCCCGCGCACGATGTGCGTCTTTAAGCTTTGCGCTGTCATTGCCTGTTCGGCCGGACACGTACCGAAAAAGCGGTGCGGCAACGGTACGGGGCACAACGACACAAACGGCGGCCCGTCGCACTCGACGTTTTCCAGCAACGCATTGCCCGCGCGCACGACCTTGCGCCATTCGGCCATACCGTCGCCATCGTAATCAACCCGCAGATAGCATTCGGTCAACCATACCTTGCGCATTGCCTCGTCACCATTTTCGCCATCGTCAGGTAGCCTATCCGGGACGGAGGGCAACTGCCCAGGCTCGTGCGAGGTGATATCGTCGATATTCTTATACCCTTGCTGGCGCAACTCACTGAGCGTACGTTGCACGCGGTGCGCGCAAAACCCGTCCGTGATCTGTTTAGCGTCGCGTGCGATCAGAAACTCTTCGGGTGGTACTGCTTCAATACGCACTTGGCCCCGCTGTGTGGTACGTACCACGACGACACGATGCAGTTGCGGCAGCGCTTGCGGGGAAAGGGTCACAGGTTCCAAAACTGACATCGCCGCGTCTTGCGTCATAGGCTGCTGTGCGGCTCGCAATGCTTCGGGATCCACATAGGTGGTATGCTCAATCGGCTCAACAGCGCTATCACTGAGCAACATTGCCAGTTGCGTGTCGGTCAGGTCCCGGTATTCCTCGCGCTTTTGTTCCGGCGTAGCATCCCACCAGACTTTGACAATGCCACTCTTTTGCAGCAACGCATCCTTGAACCATGTCAGCAGCACTTGCCAACCTGGGTTTTGCTGATAAAAGACGTAGTTGGCAACCTCGGTCATCTGCTGCGCAGCCGGCTCGTCGTCGGCACGGCGCGCCACAAACTCCACCACATCGTCACCGGCGGTAAAGATTTCCATCAGCGCCGGTAGGATCCACTCCACCGTATCAGCCACATCGGTCGACACAAACCGGGACCGCTCCGGTAGTGCCGCAGGCGCTAGATCGCCCACCGGTTGCGCGAGATAATATTGCATCGCCCTCTTGCGTTCAGCGCCAATGGTGCCGTCCACCCAATCTTGACTGTCTTGGATATGGCGATCGACAATCTGACGTAAATCGTCTTCTGTCATACGCTCGGTTCGCTTTGTCATTACGAATAGTAAATAGGCGGGTAGCTCAGTGCCCCACCCCAGTCTTCATTGGTAAAGCGCTCAGCATTTACCGCGATATAGCGCACGTTATCGGCCCCGTGGCTGAACGCGTCATGCAGCGGCGCGCCGGGCTCGCCGGTGTGCTGGTTGATGCCTCGCCGGTAGCGCTTTAAGCACTGGACTAAACGCTGTGTCTTAGTTTGATCAAAGTACAAGCGCGGAAACGTCATGCGCGTGAGCCGAATACCTTCTTCGATACTCATGTTCGGCGTAATCTCCACGTCCCAACCAAGCGCACGCATCACATCTTCTGCCGATTTGCCGCTTTTGAAATCCTTGCTACGCCCATCGTGCGGCAAATAGACTTTGCCCCAATTGAAATGGCGCTTGCGCAATTCAGCCGAGTAGTAATCAAGCGTCTTGTGGCTGTCTTCGATGTAGTCGATGACGCGCAACTGCGACAGATGGCACTGCACAAGCGAGATCGCCATCGCATCGTTCCAACCCAAATCAAAAACGACTTGCACCTTGAGCATCGGGTCGTAGGGCACATCACAGATATGGCCTTGAGCTTCGGCCGCTGCGATTTCGTTGTAGTAGATCGCGCCATTCACCGCCGGCTTGCACTGCCCTTCCCAGATGTTCTTGTAGCCTTCCGGGTCCGTGCGCAGGCAGTGCTGCCGCTCCGCCTCCAATTCGGTCTCGTGAAACCAGGGGTTATCCGTATAGTTGACCAATACAGAACGGCAATTCGGCGGGGGGTTCGTGACGAACCGTTGGTGCGTCGGATCGGTCTCTAACTCTGGGTTATACGTCACCCAGATCTCGCTGCCTGCCTTGCGGATCGTCGGCACCAAAATCGACCAGGAGCGCTCGCTAACCGTTTGCGCTTCCTCGATCCACGCGCGATCCAGCCCCTCATAGGATTTGATCGACTCGACCGTATGATCGGCCAAGCCGGAAAAGATGAACTCACTGCCGTTGCGGCCACGGATGGTCGTGGCCAACACGTCGAAATAGCCGCCCAGCCCCAATAGCGGGATTTGGTCGGCCAGTAGCTTATGCACCGATTCTTTGATCGACTTTTGTACTTCCCGAAAGCAGCCAATGCGCAGCGGCTGGCGCGCTGCGTCAATGAGCAATGCACGGGCAAACGACCAGCTTTTTGCGCTACCTCGCCCACCGTAAGCGACCTTGTAGCGCAGCGGCTCGAACAGAAAAGCCAGCTTCTCCGGTAATTCGACATTCATTGCGGCTTGACGAAGGTGACTTGGAAATTCCAATCGACCGGCCCGCCGCCCGCGCCCCCCAGTTCCACACCCTGTACCGGCTTGCCATAGCCCCGCTCAATGATCGCCAGCGCAGCCGACAGCCGATTGCGCTCGTTTTCGCCACCCACCATGATTGACTCGATTACCTCAAGCGCATCAAGCGTCTTGGCCTTGCACGCGGCGATCAGGTCCAATTCCTCCTGCGTGCGTTTAGGGCGGCCTTTCGGGTTACCCGTTTGACCTTTGACAAACGGCTTGCCTCGCTGTTTTTTTGCTGTTCTTGTGCTGTTAAGGGTCATAGCTGTTTCGAGTAAGAACCCTCGGCTGTGCTCACCGTCAGAATGGTTTATGAGGGTCCAACCGGGGTTGTGCACTAGAGATTTGTGTGTAGAATTACACACATGAATAGCGCCTACCTTATCCGACTTTTGAAAGCCGATGGCTGGTTTCTTGCGAACACGGTCGGATCGCACCACCAGTTCAAGCATGCCAGCAAAGCCGGTAAGGTCACCGTGCCCCACCCGAAGAAGGATCTTCCGATAGGCACGGCGCGCAGTATCCTGAAACAGGCTGGCTTGAAGTGACCAGCAGTTTTTGAGAGGAAACCTATGCTCTACCCACTCTATGTCCATGTGGGCGACGCCAAGCATGCCCATGGTGTCACATTCCCGGACTTCCCCGGCTGCTTCGCTGCGGCAGACAACTGGACCGAGCTGCCGGTTGCTGTCCAAGAAGCGGTCGAAGCGCATTTCGACGGCGATGAAGGCTCGATTCCAGAACCCTCGCCACTCGAAGCGCTGACGCAACATCCCGAATACAAGGGCGGCGTTTGGATGTTGTTTGACATCGATCTTTCCAAAATCAACGCAAAGGCGGTGCGGCTCAATATCAGCTTACCCGAGCGCTTGGTGCAAAAAATTGATTCCGCGGCACAAGAACGGAAGCTGTCGCGCTCTGCTTTTCTCGCACTTGCGGCAGAGCACGAGATGCAGAATGGCGAGCGCCAATCCATGCCTCGATAGTACGCTTCGGGCAGCCTTTGAGACTACCTGCTTACTCTTTGACAAACGGCTTGCTGCTCGGTCCTTGCTGTTCTTGAACTATTCTGGTCATGCTTGCGTCAATCTTGGCTTTTTATCGGCTCAACCACGAAACGATAACGGGCGCATCAAGGAATTTGGCTGAGGAATACAACAAGCCAAGCAGCAAGATCGCCCAAAACCTTTGAGGTGGCATTTCCTTCAACATCATCTTCAATTACCACCAGCGAATCGCGTGTACGATGTAGCCGATACCGAAACCAAACCCAAAGCAAAAGGCCCCGGCTGCTAGGATCAATGCGGCATTAGCCAGTCTGCGCGCTACAATGCCAGCATCGGTCGAATTCATCTTCCCGTCCACCTTCACCTGATATTTCGGCGTATACTTGAACAAGGTTCTTCCTCTTGGTTACGGCAAGGGGTGGAAACAAGAAAGCCCCGACCGCTGCTAACGGTTCGGGGCTTTCGCTTTTATGACAACTTTTTGGTGGCTACTACACGTTCATACCCTTTACGCCGGGTCAGCGGTGCATCCTTGCCGTGAGAATCAAAGCTTGACGCACTGCCGGGGTTGTTGCGGACACTCGCCGGCTTGTCCTGGCCTACGACCTGACGGTCTGGATGGCCGATAAGTCAATCAACGAAAAAAGCCTGCTGGCTTTAGCCTAGCCGTTCCGTCCGCCATTCGAACACCTGCACATAATCAGGGTTGCAGAAATCATGGGGAAACGAAATCGGCATGTAACGAGGGTATGTGAAAGCCTGCGTAAGCCGCCTAGTGCGGGCTCGGTTGAGGGCGCTCATCGACTGCCTTAGGTCATGATGAACTCCATCCCCCAAACACATCGGCGTCTTAGCCTGGCACGCGGAGATCAAATCCAATTCCGCTTACGTGCGCTTCGGGCGTCCTTTGAGACTACCTGCTTACCCTTTGACAAACGGCTTGCCGTTCGGTCCTTGCTGTTCTTGAACTATTCTGGTCATGCTTGCGTCAATCTTGGCTTTTTATCGGCTCAACCACGAAACGATAACGGGCGCATCAAGGAACTTGGCTGAGAAATACAAGAAGCCAAGCAACCAGATAGCCCAAAATCGGTTGGAAGGAATTTGTTGCAGCATGATCCGCAATTCCTTAACGAGTTTGCTAAAATCCACCTATGCCTTCCTTCTGCTTATTCCAGAGGGTTGATGCAAGAAAGCCCCGACCGCTGCTAACGGTTCGGGGCTTTCGCTTTTATGACGACGTTTCGGTGTTACTACACATCCATACCCTTCGCATTGGGTCAGGGGTGCATTCTTGCCTGTCGGGATAAGGCTTGACGCGCTGCCCGGATTGTTGCGGACACTCGCCAGTTCGTCCTGACCTACGACTTGACGGTCTAGATGGCCGATGAGTCGGTCAACAAAAAAGCCCTGGCCGATTAACCCGGCTCAGGGCTTGAAAATCGTGGTTTTCAACGCGTTGCTTCGTCTGGACGTCAAAATCCAGCCTTTCACAAATGATACAAAAAACTGGGGAAAATGTAAACTTTTATTAAGTAAACTAAAAAGTTTACATTTATTACATTCCGTTACATTCCGTTCTTTATCGGGATCAACTATCTGCATACGTCTGATTTGAGAAGCAAGACAAAGGCATAGCTCACCACAATCATCATGCAGCACCTGAAAATGCACCGTTTTCTAGACAAAAAAGGGCTTGCGCTTCGCCCAGCCTTGTACGATACTTGTATCACACTATTCAAGGAGCATAGCGCTATGGCCCTTTCAATTCGACTGCCTAGCGATGTGGAAGCCCGGTTGAAGAACCTGGCCGAACTGACCGGGCGCACCAAGAGCTTTTACATCACCGAGGCGATTTGCGAACACCTCGACGACCTTGAGGATTTGTACTTGGCCGAGCGTGAGCTTGAAGCGATCCGCGCGGGAAAATCTGATACCGCACCGCTCAAAGAAGTAATGAAACACTATGGCATGGAAGGTTGAATTATCGAGCCTGGCACGCAAGAACCTTAAGGAACTTGACCCGCAATATGCCCGCCGTATACTGGCCTTTCTACATGAGCGTGTATCCGTAATGGACGACCCTCGCAGCATTGGCGAAGCCCTCAAAGGTTCGCGCTTGGGGGCTTTCTGGAAATACCGTGTCGGGGATTGCAGAATTATTGCTAATATCGAGGACGGTACTTTGCGCATTCTCGTTGTGCGAATCGGAAACCGCCGCGAGGTGTACCGATGAGCAGCAAAGCGAATCAAAGATTCAGACCTGCTCCCGATCTCGCATCAAGCGGTGTGAGGCTGCATACACATTCTCCCGCACCCGGCGCACGGCTTTGAAAAAACCCATGCGCGAGTAGCCCAGTTCATAGGCTGCTCGTTTAATCGGGCGGACGTGGCCCAAATAGAATGCCATGAACGCCTGTTTGGATCGCCCTTCTGGGTATGCCTTCAACGCCATGTTGAATAAATTCAGCGCAACATCTAGTTCCGCATCACGCTCATCGCCCAGCCCTGCCGGTTCTCTAAGCCGTAGCAAAATATTTTTCGGCCGCAATGGTGCATAAAGTCGCCGCGTCTTACTCCACTCAACCCAGCGCAAACAAAACTCATGCAGCGCCTGGTTATCTCCGTTCATGTTTTTCCACTTCCGTTACCCTTATTGCTTGCAATATGGGATGCACGAGCCGCTACAGTTACCTGTTGCCGTTCATGCTTTCGCTTCTTTCGCTTTACAGACGCGAGCCATAATTTTCTTTATCTCGCCAAGGTTATCCAGCGCAGCCGCCCGGTCCGCTGGTGATTGCACCGCGAGCAAGGGGGCTGCGTTTCCGGTCAACAGGAACTGTCTCACCGGTCCGTCTACGGGTGCGGGCAGTAGCGCCTTGGCGTGCTCGGGCGTCAAACGGCCCGTCTCAACCGCAC